CACCCACATTGCTGAACATGTTAGTACGTAGGCTTGAGGCTAATGCTTCTTGCCCTGCAATATAGGAATCAACCACATCACGGGGTATGCCAGACTTACTAATGACCTCATAGGTTTCATCAGATAATTGACCATCCCTGCCGTACTCTACTTGGAGAGCATCGAAGTCTAAACCAGCTTTGTCAGCAACGGCCTTAGCATCTTCATTGGTGGGGATTTCAGTAGGGGTTTCGTCACCTTCAGCTTTACTGATAGCTTGCTCGGTGTCTTTACCGCCTGACATTTTCTTTTCAAGTGCAGCGTAAGACTTAGCCATATCTTCTGGAGTCTTAAACTTCTCTGGTAACCACTCAGGCCGTTCATCCGTAGAGGACTCTTGGTTGTCTGGGGTCTGGGGGGAATCACCATCAGCTTTAGCGACCATAGCATCAATGTGAGCTTGGTCATCTGTTTTTTCGCCTTGGGCAATCGTTACAGAATCTACCATTATGTTTGTTCATTTCCTTGTTGTGCTGTCATCTGCTCTTTCACAGCATCAAAAGCTTGAGGTGCTAACTGTTGTCCAGTTTGCATCATCATTGATTGCTGTTCTTCTTGTTGAATCTGTTCTTCAGATTTAATTAAACCATCCATATCCATGCCCAATGAAGTACCTACACGGGTGATATAGTCACCCACATTCATGTACTTCTGAAGTGCTTCTGGGCCTAGTGGAGCTAGGTGGTCGAGCATTGCAGCTAATTTATTTAAGTCATGGCCTCGGCCTAAAGCCTCAAGTCCAGTGACAATTGTTGGAGACACCATACCCTTTGGCAATTGCGGAACTTTCTTCTGCTTTTGCATCTGGAGTAATAGGCGGTTTACTAAGGGAAGTTGGAATTCCTGACTTAGAATGGAGTAGATACCACCAAGGGCATCTTCCAGTTCGGAAGCCATGTAGCGAATCTCTTCGGCTGTCACCCGTTCAGCTTTACGCTGGACTGAGGAATTCATCAAGAAGGCAAAGGACAAACGCTCTTTGATTTCCTGTGAAGTTTGAAAAGCTATCTGCATGTCACCTGATTTTTGGACTTGCAGTGTACTTACATCAGCAGCATCACCTTCTCGGATAGCTCCGTTAGGTGCTTCTGCTAAGACTCTTGCACGTGTTGTGCCATTGGGTCGTACTAAGAATAGCACCTTAGCTGATGCAGCAGCAGCCTCAACGATAGCTTGTGTCAGAGTCTCAAGGGAGTTTAGGTCACCTTGATATTCTTCTACATAACCACGCCCATATGACTCACCATCAATGCGGCTGAGTCGGAGGGGAATCCAAGGGGATTTATCTAGGGGGTATGTGCCATCTGCATCAGGTACAGGAATGCCAGCTACTTCTTGTGCCACATTCCACTTACCATTTCTTCGCACGATGTGAGTGAATAAAGAAACAGGCTCATCATTGCTAGTGTCTTCTGTGTCAGACGTGTCTAGCAAAGCACGTATTTCTTCTGGCAAAGCACTGGGGGATACATCTTCTTTGGTGATGATTTCAAGCGGGTTGCCCATAGGGTCACGCTTTAGTACGTAGCGGTCTAAATGGAATACTCTCATGCCACCTTTATCAGGTTGGAACAACAGTACATTACCTGCAACTAAAAGATGTTTAATAGCTTCAAAGGCTGCAATACGAGTTGAAGAAGCTTCAATCTCAGACATTACAGCGCGTTCTATGGAGGACAGAGCTTCTTCAACTTCGGCTCTTGCACCCTCTTCTTGGGCTAACTCTTGTAACTTAAAATCATCCACTGTTAAGCGGAAGAATGGTGAGTTAGGAGGTAGTAATGCCAGCAACATTTTTGACGATAAATTATTTACACCACGTGCGCCAATACCTTGGTACGGAGTGTATAACTTTGAATGTGCTGAGTGCCCATCAGGGGGTAGTAGAGAAGGGATGGTTAACTTACTAGCATCTCTGGCTCTATCAAGAAAAGGTTGACGTGCTTCCTCCAAACGCTCGTAGCGTTGGCGTATAGCTGTCATATAGATTTACTTCTTTGGAATATTTGTACCAGCAGCAGCAGTGCCACCAACTTGAGAATCAATACGCAAGGCTGCTGTGCCTCTCTTCTTCTTATTGTACTGAGAACGTGAGCCACTTTTACCTTCATCACCAATCTTTAGTTTAGCGACTCTCATGTCAGCAGGTGGTGGTGCTACTGGTGGAGGAGGGGCTGCTGCGGCTGGTTGAGCAGGGGTTGGAAAACACATAATTAAGACTCCGAATCTTGGTTATTTTGTACGTCAGTGACGTGTTCTAAAAAGGTAATGATGGTGTACATACCACGAGTGTTCTGGATTTCATTCTGTGATTGTTCCAATGTTCTTTCGTTGATAGGAAAAAATTCACGCAGAGCGTTAGTTAGCTCCACAGATACAGGTGGGAACTTGTCAATAGTCATTAGGGTTCCTTATGGTACAACTTTAAGTATTCACCAACCCCAAGAAGAGCCAGACATACCATCTGCTGAGTAGTCAGTAACACGACCTTCAAAGAAGTTCTTGAAGCTGTCGCCATTTAAAACCCAATCAAGCCAAGGCAGTGGGTTTTCTTCAATGTCCCAATTAGGCTTTAAGCCAAGATTGGTTAAACGTCTATCTGCGATATAGCGTATATATTCTTTAACCTCTTCCGCAGTGATACCTTCCATAGCACCCAATTCAAACGCCAAATCAATAACCTTATCTTCAAGCTGCACAGCAGTGCGGTACATTTCATAGATAGATTGCTTAAATTCATCTGTAACTACCTCTGGATTTTCGTTGATGTAAACACGGAATAATTCAGTCATACCTGCAACATGGATTGTCTCGTCACGGATGCTCCATTCCACAATTTCGCACATGCCTTTCAACTTACCAAAACGCTGAAAGTTAAGGAGCATGACGAAGGCGGAGAACAGGGACATGCCTTCATTACAGACAGTCTGAGCGATGGACTTAGCCAGCCCTTGCTTAGTGTCTGGGTCAAAGGTCTGCATAAACTCAATCTTCTCAGCCATTGCCTCGTACTCAAGGAACGCTGTGTACTCAGACTCTGGGAATCCAAGTGTGTCGTTCAGTAAAGCGTAAGAGCGCATGTGGATTGTCTCTCGCTGGGCAAAGGACAACATCATCATCCTTGCCTCATTGTTCTTAATACGAGGTAGGAAGACATCTACATAGCTGCCTCCAACTATCACATCTGATTGTGTGAAGAGCCGAAGGATTTGGGTGATGAAGTTTTTCTCAGGTGCAGAAATCTTGCCAGACTTCCACTGAGTGACATCTTCATTTAAGTCACATTCCCACTCGCCCCAATGCAGCTTGTCATGTTCAATTGCTTGAGTAACAAAGCTGGCATAGGAGAATGGTTTAAAAGCTTTTGATGCTGTTAATAAGCTCATTATTTATCCATGACAGGAAAGGCATTCATCATCATCGGCATAGTCTTTTAAAGCTACGCGAGTAGGCTTGAAGCTGACAGTATCAGCCTTAGCCCCTGCGGAAGTTCGCAGGTAATAAAGTCCTTTAAGTTTCTTGTTGAAGGCACGAAGATGTACCTCATTGACGTAAGCCTTATCTGTCCCTGCTGGGAAGAAGAGGTTCACTGATTGACCTTGGCAGATGTATGGTTGACGCTCTGCTGCATGGTCTATTACCCATCGTTGGTCTAGCTCAAAGGCTGTCTTGTAGATTTCCTTATGCCACTCATCCATCCACTCAAGATGCTGGACGCTGCCCTCATGCAGAATGATTGAAGTCCATTGTTCTTCTATCCAAACTTTAGATTCATTCATCCATGTGTATGCATAGTCAAAGATTACTTTATCAAGGTAAGGGTTGACGACAAGGTGTGCGCCTACTCTAGTACGATGTGTAAATGCGTTAGATTTAAGAGGTTCAATGGAAGCTGAACAACCAGCAATAATTGATGAGTTTGCGTTTGGTGCTATAGCCATTAGGTGTGAGTTACGGACACCTTCAACATCAGGACATGCGCCCCGCTCTTCTGCTAGATGGACTGATGCAGCCTTCGCTTGTGCTTTGATATGGGTAAACATCTCAGTGTTATACGAGGTAGCCATTATGGATTCCCAAGGTATTCCAGCACGTTGTAATGCGCTATGAAAACCCATTGCTCCAAGACCCAAGCTTCGCTCTTGAGTGGCACTGAAGACAGCCTTGCGGAGTTCTTTAGGCGCATGAAAGCAGAAGAAGCTAATGACGTTATCAAGCATTTCAATGAGGTCAGCCACCATCGTGGTGTTCTTCCAATGCTCATAATGCTCTAGGTTCACACTAGACAAACAACACACAGCAGTGCGGTCTTCAGAGGTAGGCAGGTGTATCTCATTACACAGGTTTGAACCATGAATCGTCAGACCCTTTTCTTTCATCTCTGGAGGTAGATGACGATTAGCTTCATCAATAAAATTGAGATAAGGCTCACCAGTTCGGAAGCGTGTTTCAATTAGACGTTCCCATAAATCACGTGCCAGGATTTTATCCCTAACTGTTTGGTCATTCGGGTCTATCAGATTCCATTCACCACCAGCATTGACTGCATCCATAAAAGCATCAGGTATATTCACAGCGTTGTGAATGTTAAATGCTTTGCGATTAGGGTCACCTCCTGTTGGCACACGGATGTTAATAAACTCAACTATGTCAGGATGACTAATATCCATATAGGCTGCATAAGAACCCTTACGTGTCTTACCTTGGCGGTAAGCAGTCATGTCAGAATCGACAGTCTTCAGGAAAGGAATCGGTGAAGGAGCAACATCACTAACGCTGCGGATGTCACTCCAATGACCACCCACTCCACCACCCTTAACACTGAGCCACCTAAGCTCGGTAGTATGTGAGATAAGCCCATCCAGACTGTCAGGCACATAACTAAGGAAACAACTAATAGGTAATCCACGAACTTTTTCTCCAAGGGCTGGGGCGTTTGATAATATGGGCGAACTGAACATGAACCAGCCTTTACTAGCATAGTCATAGATACGCTGCGCTAAGTCGTAATCAGTTTTACAGAAGGCCATAGCTGCCCTAGCATATGCATCTTGGGGGTCTTCCCCCTCACGACAGTAGTAGTCAGTGAGAAGGGTATAAGCCTGCTCTGATAGCAAACTGTTGCGTGAGTAATCAACCTTGATTGTCATCTATCCAAGCCTCCACTGTGGCCTTATTTTTAAAGCCTATAAGCCTTGAACCATTATCAGTATTGAGCAATGTAGGGACGCTCATGACGCGATATAGAATCGCTGAGTCAGTGTCCTTACCAATATCAATTTCCTCATAACTCACATCTAAATTATCAAGAATTGAAGACACAGTTTTACATGGGCTGCACCCTTTCGTGTGGAACTTTATAATCATCGGTTGTCACCCGAACCCTTTAATGTTCCCCTCTCTTTGCGAGAGTTAAGCTTATGCAAATTCATCAATGCGATATGCTCTAAGCTATAACCAAAATGGCTGGCAAGTAAGGCAGCAAACCAAAGAACATCACCTACTTCTTTCATCAATTCTTCTGGGTCTAAGGGGTTATCACTGCGATAGTATTTAGCGACCTTATCAGCGACTTCCCCAGCTTCAGCAGCAAGACCTAGGGACAGGTAAGGCAATGCATTTTCTTTTGGAAAGACGGCTGTCTCAAGGGCAGCTTTTTGATAAAGGTTAAAGCTCATGAGGTCAATCATAGGTTCGTCCTTTTAAGTCTTGCCATAGCTCGGCATAGTGAATTATTTTTTTAACATCAGATTCAAACTGACCTTTGAAGGGCGCACGGGTTGCGTACTTCACAATGTTAGCTGCACAAAAGTCGAGTTCATTTAGCATGATGTATTCAATGGGCTGGATTGGATGAACATAATGGTCACCCCCTTCTTGGCGGGATAAGCCTATTTTAATTTTGGTGGTGTCCATAAGATAATAGTTCCATCATCAGTGATGTCATTGAATCGTAAAATTCTTGCACATCGGGCTTGGGTTAATGCGTCATCTTCAGTCAGGTCAGCCTTCTTATAGGCAGCTACGATAGCTTCCCAGATTGCTACATTACGTAGGTGGAGGTCTGTGGATTGGAGTGACGCTTTGTGGAGGATTTGCTGGGCTTTTACAGGGCCAACTTTTGGACAACCTTTGTAGTTGTCTACAGCATCACCAGTGAGGACTTGGGTGAAGAAAGAGAAGTCAGCATCAGCTTCGCTAATAGTAACCACACCATCTTCTGGGTGGGCAGGATTAAAGAATCTGCATGGTATGGTCTTGAGGTCTTTGTCCTCAGACACAATGATGGTGTCATTACCATCACTACCCCGAATACCTAGCAAGTCGTCTGCTTCAAAAGGTTCACGAAGCACAGCCTGATACTCATCAATCATCCACTGCTTGAGTGGCTTTAATGTGAGTGGCTTACGAACGTCCTTACGATTACCTTTGTAGGATTCTAGTACATCAGTCCGATAGTTCTTTGAACCTGTCAGGTAGAGCTTATAATTTTCAGCACCTGTGTGTTCAAGCATCGAAGCTATCTTCTTCTTAATCAGGTCTTGGCCTTCTGACTCATAGGCATGAAGTGTCCATAAGTCATCGTCCCATTTCACAGCAACCTCAGTAGCAGCAGCAGCTTGATAGGCTACGATGTCACCATCAATCAGTAAGGTCGTCATAGACTTCTCCTGCTTCCATATTTCGCCTAGTCACAACCTGAATACCATGCTTAATTGCTACGTTCTGTTCTTGCCAATCAAGGTATGCACCCAT